GGACATTCTGTTCCCGGGGGGCTACAAACTCCATCAACATCTAAGGTTCCGGTAACTTCTTTCTCTCCTTCACAAGATACTGCAATGGTTGATACTGCAAATACTGCCATTAAAAAATAAAGTACTCTTTTCATAATTAAATAATTAAATTGTTGCCTACTCTATTCAGTTTTCGGCATCCCTGGAAATTTGTTGGTTATTTTCAGTTTTTACCTGGAAAAGCTTGATCTAAAAATTTACGGTCGCGCTTATTGACCTTGTACATTGACAAAACCCGTTCTTTTGTCAATCCGTTGGATTCTTTTTCCTTTACCATCTTAATATAGTTGTTGGTGAACATCTGTAGTTTGGGATCCCACAAATCCAACCAAGGTTTTTTATTATCCGGGATTCCCGTTACCACGGCGGATTTATCTTGAGGTATTACCGGAGCTTGTGGAGGTATTATCTTTTTCACCATGGGCCGGGGAGTGGCCTGATTTCCCGGAATTGTGCCGTTTCCGTCGTCGTCCTCGGCCTCCATTCCCAAAAGGGCTATCAATGTATAGCGCCGGTAATAGGTGACCGCTCCGCCCATCTTTTGAGGTGGCAGACCCGTCGGCAATATTAAAAAAGATTCCTCGGATTCATGGATTTTGTCGGCATTTAACTCGACGTCCCGGATAATTGTTGTTACCCGGTCGCCCTGCAATGGCTGTATCAATAATAGCTTATGCCGCCTTAAAAGAGGGTTGAGCATGGCGAGAGTATCGTTTATATCGTAGTATTTGGATTTGTGGAACTCGTTTTCTTTGCCCTTAACCAAGGCTTTCATTTGGTTGCGTAGCAAAAACAGCTTTTCGATAAATGGTTTTTTAGATGCCATGATTTGATATTGATATAAGTTTGAATGTCCAAATATAAGGACTTTTTATTTAATCCAAAAACAAACGCGGGAATATCTCGAGTATAGAGCTTTTTATATATGGTACCAGGTGGGCAAAATAGAGAAAAGACCCTCAAAGAGAGCCTTTTCCCGTACCGTTTTCCGATGGAAAGCGAAAATACAACCGCTACGAATTTAAAAAATATACGCGCGCACTCACTATCTTTTTTCAGTCATTAGACCCGGCCTTGAGCGAATCTCTTGACGAAAAAGAAATATAATACCGCTAGGATTATAACTATACCCGCGGCATATATTACCCATGGTTTTTTTATTTTGACGACATCCGAGTCCGTCGCCGTTGATTTTTGTATGGATTCCCGGATTGATTTTACCAAGGAAATTGAATCTTTTTCATATTTCGACCGATACTGTTTTTCAAAATGTTGGACGACCGAATCCATTTTGATTTTGATAAACAACTTATTGTTCCGGATTGAAATAGTGGCGGATCCGGCGCCGGTGGACGCATTAAAATTAAAGTTTCTGATAATACCAAGGGTATCAACATCTATAGGCACCATTATTTCGGTTTCGATCTCGTCTACTATGACCCGGTCCCGGTAGATCATAACGGAATCGACCCGGATTTTCTGTTTTAATTGTGTCAAGGAATCGACCCGGGATCTAAGATCGGTAATTTTCGAGGTCGTTGATTTTTTAATGGTGGTACATGAGGTTAAAAAAACTAACAGTAATAAAAGAAAGTGTCTCATAGTTGTATTGGATTAAAAAGGGGCGGTATCCTAGTTGTCCGCCCCTTGCTGAAAATGAAAAAAATACATTGCCCTTCGGGCTCTATTTTTACGTTATGTATTCAAAATGGTATCCTGCGGGATTGGCATCTTTGCGGACGACCGACGTCCTGTCTTGCATAGGGCCACAATCGGGCACGATTTTAAGGTTTACACAAACATTGGACCAGACTCGGGTAACTATTGCCGGAATAGGCCCGTCGTTGTTATTGGCCTTAGCGACCTTGTCGTCCGGATTACTTATGAAACGAACGATTTCCCCGACATACGGGAGCCTATCGCCCCAATTATCCGCAAAAGGGGAGTCGAAATCAACGGCCTTTCCTGATTTATGATCAGCAATAGCATCGAGGCCGAAAATAGCCTCTGGTTTCGAATTAGATTTGTTTTTAGAGGTTTCCCCGTTGTCAGCGGGATCAATTTTGTCTTTTTTCATGTGTAAAATTTTAAAGGTTTATAGATTTAATAAAACAAAAGTATAAAAAAAGTCCTCGCTAAAGGACTTTTTTATCAAACTTCATATCAATCACGTGGATCGAGGGCGGTATATCAAGCCGCTCTCTAAGTGAAGATACCGCAAAGATAGTGTTTATTTTGGAGGGGCAAAAAGATAGACTTTAGGATTTTGGGGCTCCCAAATAACGTCAAGATGAAGCCATGAAACCAAATTTTCCAAACGAATCTTAAAAGGAAATAGGTCGGCATTGTCGACTATCCAGGCCCGGACTTCTTTAGCGGTCATTCCCTCTACATCGAAATCAACGGCCTTTCCCAACAAATGGGCCGATAAGTATAGCCGGTCCTTGTAAAAATAGTTCTTGATCATCTGTTGAACTATTGTTCTAAGCCCCCTTTGCTGCCTCCTCCCGGAGTTTACGGTAATACGGCGCCCCAAACCCTCGCGGATTATCAAAAGGGCATATAACAGTCTGTAATCAAGGAATTTCCAAGCTCGGGCCCCGTGTTTGTTTTTGGTTCGGCGACCGACGAGCTCCCCTATACTAAAATAGTCTGCAATCCGGAGTCGTACCTCAACTTCTGTTAATATGTTCATTGCTGTTTGTATTGGAAAATTACGGAATCCAGGTCCTTGGCCCTATATTTTAAATATTGGAGGTTCTTTTCCGTCATTTCATCAAACGCCTCGGGGACTATTTCGGCACTGTCAAGCACGGAATCAATTGTTTTCGGCACGGAATCCACATGAAATGTCACGCTTTCAGGTATTAGGTCGTCATTTTCCGGTGGCGGGGACAAAAAAACGGCCCCGATAACAAGAACACAAAGGATATATACGATTGTTTTCATTTATTGATTTCTAAGAATTAATACTTCATTGATTTTCTGATACAATTTATCCGTTTGGTCGTAAAATGCCGAATCTTTTTTAACGCGGTCCTTGAGTTCTTGGAGCCGCGAGTTTTGGCATGATTCCGATTTCGCCTGATAATCAGAAATAGCACTAACATATCGAACAGCATCGGTATTAATAACTCTATGAAGCTCATCGATTTTTATTGCTTGCACGTCCGAACGGCCCCTCCACTGTGTAATGGTTTGGTAGTGATACCAATTGGAAGAAACCAAGACAATGATTAAAACTAATATAATTTGCCGTTTTTGGCCCTCATTTCTGAATCTCTCCCAAAAGGCCATTAATTGACTTAACATAAATTACGGTTTGGTATGGCTCGCGGTGGCGTCCTTACTGGCTATAAAACCCAGACCGACGACGAACATTCCCGCGGCGGACTCAATACTCATCCCTGGATCTGTCCAAACCTTATACCCGGTAAAACCAATCAGCGCTATGCCGATTAAGGTAGTTGTCCATGATTTTAAAAATGATTGTTTCATGATATTGATATTTAAATTATAAGTGTAACCAATTTCTAACGCCGACATTCAATATTGAAACGGCTTTATCCGACCTTACTTGAAGCACCAACGGATTGTCGATAAATTCCTGATTGTTTATATCAAACTTCATAAGTGCGATATAGTCGTCGTCCACTACTGCGGAGGGATAAAAACGCTGACCGTACTGTAGTCCGAATTCGATAGCGTCGCCCTCAGCGAACAATATTCTAAATTGGACGTTAGCGTTCGGGGATAACGTGGTGACCTTGAGCTCGACCCTAAAGTCCACCAAGTCCCCGATTTTCAACTCGTTTAAATCATATTTTCCCGTTAAAACGTCGAGTATATCCGTTACGCCCTGGACGGTATTGACGGAAAAAGCGCCAAGGCCATTGTTGGGAATGTTAACGAATGTATCCAAATTCGCCGCTCCGGCGTTTATCTCGATCCTGTTGCCAATGGTTGACGTATCCCCATAATCAATTACACCGGCATATGTTCGCGCCCCGCTACCTCCCGGGGCCGGACTAAAATTTGTAACCGCGTTGATTTTCTCGATTGCGTCGGCTATGCTCGTAGCGGCGACCGTATCAACGACTATTTCCGAGGCCAAAGCTACTTTATAGTCCCATTGCTCCCTAGTAGCCCTATTAGTGAATCTAATGGTATTATTACCGACATCGGCGGCATAAGATGCCTCACCGGTCGTCTTTCCTTCAAGGCTATAGGTTTTCCCCGCTTCAATTGTAATGAATGTTAAACTCATGATACTTGTGTTTTGATTCCTAAAGTCAATTTTTGTTTGTACCCGCCCGTGACCGTGAATTGCTTTACCACTTTATTGACTCGGTAAAACCCGTTTTTGTCCGGGACCCGGTCCGAAATGTAGCTCACGGTATCCCCGTGCCTGATAGATGGATACCCAAATGTAAGAATATCTCCGGTCACTCCCGTATAAAATAACAAGGGGAGTCGTCTAGTGATTAGATTTTCCAAAGCTTCGCGGCTGAGGTCGGGAACCTTTAAAGTGTTCAAAACCCCTATAGGTCTTATGGTGTTCACCGCTATATCATTATTAAGGACGTTGTCCACATAGGTCGCAAACAACTCTAATTTAGTGCCGTCGCGGCGTATGCTGACCCCATGGGAAATAATGGGTATATCACTATTTTTTTGAAATTTAAGGTTCCCACCATTTACGGGAATATTTTCCTGTTCGTGCAACCTGTAGACCCTGTCCGTATTATTTTCAACAAGGCTCGTATTAATATTCAGGACCTTGTTACGAAAAAAGCTCAAGATGCCATACTTTGACCTAAAAAGGTCTAAAACATTGACTAGGGTAGCGTTTTCCGCTATTCTCATGTCCCCGAGTTCCGCATCCAGAATATTGGTTTCGCCATCGTAAAACCTATCTATAACCTCCTCTATGGTCGTGTTTCGTAGAGTGGTCGCCGGTAATGATATCCGTTTTAAAAGGAAACTATCATCTTCGCACTCGATAACGAGAGGGGAATCTCGACCAACAAAATTTATAAAGCCGGTAAATTCTAATAATAGTCTGGGAAAATATCCGAGAAATATCTCGAGTTTGTCACCAATATTTATTAAATCCGCCGCTCCGGACGGGTCGTTCAGTTTGTTGGGAAACGTAATGGTCGCCGTGTCGGTATATTCCGCCCGATCCGAATTTATCTCTACGTCGGTGACCAGGGTTATTTTGAATTTTAAAGTATCCGAATCACCCTCGTAAATATTTATGCAATTGTGTTTCCTGAACATTTTTCACTTTCTGAAGGTTATACAATTTTGTATATGGTGGCCACCATATGTACTATGCATTTTTAACTATATCCTCCGGAGCATCTATACATTTTTTTCTATGCTCCAGATAAAATCGGGGGAGATATCACCTATACTTTTTTGTATTGACGGGATCTCGTCACCTTGCGAGCTCAACATCCGCAATCGCCTCTAATAATGCTTGCTGTACGGCGGTCTTAATCTCCTCCGAGCCCTCATTTATTGAATTGTTCACCTCAACACTGAATTGCCTTATGAGGTTTTCGATATTGATATTGAATTGCTTAGGAGCGGCGGATCTCACCGTCCCCGGGCCTTCCGTCGTTGGGGTGGTCGTCGTTGGGGTCGTTTCCGTTCCCAAAACTCCTAGATTAGCCTGTAATTTTGCCTTTTCCTGTTCTTTCCGGAAATCCGCCACACCTTTTTTAAAGCCCTTGGTAAACGATACCCTGAGATTCTTTATCAACTTGCCGACCCCCGGTATTTTTTCTAACAAAGTAATAAACCTCTTAAATGAGTCCATGGCCAAAGCAATCGGTTTTTGCAAAAAGTCCCCGATTTTTTGCCCAATACTTCGAAAAGTCTCGCCTAATTTCCCAAAAATAGGAACCATAAGCACCTTTATAAAACTCCAAATTACCCGCAAAGTATCGAATACCCCGGAAATAATTCCCCGGAAAATCTCACTGTTCTTGTAAAGGGAAATAATTCCCGCGATTAAAGCCGCTACGGCAATCACGAGTATCCCTATGGGGTTAGCCGTCAAAAGAAGGTTTATAATACTCTGTACGACTATCCAGGTCTTTACAACGGCCACTATGGCAACCACTATGGCAATCATTACGGCTATGGTCTGTATAAGGGTCTTAAATGGAGCGATATTGTTCTGGATGAATTCTGCCATTCGTTTAATTACCCCGGCAAATACATTTATAATAGGCAACAAGGCGCCGCCAATGACCTCTTGTATATCCCCCAATTGATTGGAAAGCTGTTTCAGTCCTCCGGTCCCGGCTTTGGCCGCGGCCTCGGCGCTACCCCCGTATTGTTTCTCCAACTCGACCAAAATCAACGTTTGGGCGTCGGCCAGTTTGTTGGTTTCCACTAATTTTTTGATAACTGCCTTTTGCGACTTGGTAAACTGAATCCCGGATCTGGATAACGCGCTGAGGTTTGCCACCGGATCGTTAAGCGCCTTACCTAATTGTATAGCGGAACTCTTGAGGTCGCCATCGATACGGGTCGCGAGGTTCAATACGGCCTTTTGCGTACGATCGAACTGTTTCCCGGCAATATTGGTAAAGGTCAATAGTTGAGCTGTGACATTCTTTAGTATCTCCTCGTCACCAAATATAGTTTTGTTCTGTAGGGCGCTGGCTTGGGTCGTTAATTGGGCCAAGGTTCGTTTAGCCGCCCCACCGGTGGCGATAATCCCCGCCCTTACTTGAGCGACCGCCTTTTCCTGGGTATCAAACGCCTTTAATGAGGATCCCACAAATCGAACTATGGCCAAGGCGGCGGCGGTGGCGGCAACAATGGTCCCTACGCTAAGGGATTTATTGAACTTGCCGACGGACTTGTCCAGTTTTTTGACCTGTTTGTCCGCCTTGGCTATTCCCTTATTAAAGCCCTTTTCCTTAAATTGGATTATGTATTCGACTATGGTCATTGATCAAAAAGGTAAAAATATCTGTTTTTTTCCATCCGAATTCGCTCGGGCCGCGTCAAACTCAAGGACATATTGAAGCTGTCTATATCTGGTCACGAATTCAAAAGGCTCCATATTGTCCAAATCATTTTGGGACATTTTAAAATAAAAGCGGAGAAGTGCCTCGGCCTTTAGATAGGCGTCCGCAAAATCTCCGCTTGAATCTTGTTCTCCTATAGTGAAGTTAAAACCAGGTGTCTCGCTTAGTTTTTTTTTATCTGGCTTTCAATTATATTGGTTGATCCCAAACATGCCATTTTAACGGAAAATAATTGATCTGGGTCTGTCTCAATGCCGGGTTCCATCCAGATTTTGCATTCCCTTAAAATAATTGATCCGGCCTCGTAAAAATCCGGATCCTTATTAAGACCGCCGATTTTGCTCATGACCTGACCAAGTACCCGTCCGATAGGCTTTCGTATAATACAAACATTGCCTAATCCGGTAACGATGGTGTGGGTTTCGGTGTTTTTGGGCAATACTTTTTTAACGCCCTCTATCTCCAATACTCTCCATTTGTGCCATTCGTAGAAAACATCCTTTTCGGGCTCTGACATTGACTCGTAATCGCCGTTAATAATACGCTCGACTTTTTTATCGAGTGAAAGCTTTTTGTATAACTTAACTTTTTTAATTGCCTCACCATCAACCGCTGCGGCCTCTAGTTTAGACAGTTCTAAAATGGTAATAAGCTTTGAAATTTCTGGATTATCAGCACAAACTGATAAAATTACTTCTGCGGTTGCATTTTTCATAATATGGGATTTATCCAAGTCGGGTCCATCGTTGGCCCGGACGGGGATAAAATTAATGGAAAAAAACAATACCAGTAAAAAAAAGATTCTTGATCTCATAATTAAAATTTAAATGTTAAAGATAATCTACTCCCGCAATGATGAGCGGATATTCTCGTTTTACCTCCGGGTCCCCCCCGGATACCTCGATTCCGTCCTCCATAAATTCGGCATTACGCGCGCGAATCCTTGCGATTGTTTCCCCATTGTCCATAACGGCCAACACATCAAACGCCGGTATATCGAGCAATCTCCTAGACCCGACTATGTTTCGGAGTTTCTGAACGTCCTTGTAGGCCATTTCAATGGCGCAAGTATATTCGTCAAAGCCGCGGCCCCTACTGGTTGGCTGCGTACCAAATCCGTAATTATTCTGTTTGTCCGCGGTTTCCACAATGTTAAGAGTGGCCACCGAGGCGATATCTATACCGGCCACCGTGACCGTTATACTTGAAGCCGAAAAAGCTTTCCCATTAAATAAAACTTGTCCCATTATGCGGCGGTGTTTAGTTGCGGAGTAAATCCGATATTAACGATTGTTTCTCTTTGTACCCCTATCGGTACGATACGGACCGTAATGATCACCTGTGAGGTGGCCAATACATCTTGGGCCGGGTCGATAAAGACCGCGTTATTTGGTAGCCTACCGGTCGTCGGATCGACTGAAATTTCCAAATCAGTCCCCATTTGATTGAGGGCCACGAAAACCGCGGACTCCAATTCAAAAATAGTGGTTTCGGAAATTTGACCGGTCGTCGCGTTTACCTGGATAGGGGCATTTATAAACGGCACTAACTTGGTGTTTATTTCCCTAATGGCCTTTTGGATGGTTCGCGAGTTTTCAATAAATGCAAAATCATTGTCCACGGCCACCGCTTGCGGCGAATCGTTCCAATAGGCGCCGTTTATGCCTTGGCGGGTCCTTGCAAATATATATCCGAAAGTAACCAAACTGGTAATATTGGCGTCTGTTAAATCATCAAATAGCTCACCGGTCGCGAGTTTTATCGTTTGCCACCTGACCGAATCCGCTATATTAAATTGAGCTACCCATCCAATATTGGTACTAACTGAGGCGGCGGCGGTAATTCCCAACATTGTTCCGCCCGAGCAAATGGATTTAGCTAGGGCCACAAATAAGGTTTCAGGGGTTCCCGTCCCATCTTGTGCCATATCTACCGAAACATAGGGGTTGTTTAAATCCCTGATACTTGTCAGTGTCGCGACCGTCGACGCCGAATGATCGGCACCTATAATGATCACCGCGGGTTGATTGTTTTGTATCATGGTGGCCGCTGCGGCTCCCGCCGTTGTGACCAAAGACGCCGCATAGGTGACGTTTGTCCATGCATAAAACTGTCTAATGTCCCCGGACGCCTCGGTCTGTAAATCAGTGATATCGGCCTCGGCAAAAGCGGTTAGATTGTCGTATAGGTTTAACCACAATTCGCCGATTGAATCGGTTTTTTGGCCAAACATTAAAAAATACTCCGAAATATGATAGTGGAGTATTTTAACCTCTAAATCCGCGCTATCGGACGTAATTCCCAACGCCTCGGCCTCGGCTAGAGACTCGATTTTTTTAATTCGATCACTAGCACCGAATCCGCTAGGTAATTGAGCGGTCGTGAAAGCAAAAGCGAAAGCCGATACGTAATCACGTCCCGGCAACCGTCGCCCCAATCCCCCCTGTGATATATTAAATACAATAGACATAGTAACGATTTAATGGTTTATAAAAAAGAGGTTTCCTTTTCTTCAAAAGCCTTGGCCACCTCAGCGCTTTCGTGCTTGCTTAGATTAAATTCGGCCTCCAATTTGTCGAGATCGGCCTCGGTTTTTACCCCTGCGAGCTTTTTGAGCAATTCATCGACCGTCGCCGGTGCCGTCTCGGTTACCTTTACTTTGGCAACTTCAACGTTGAATTTCTCCGCTGCCTTGGTATAGGCTTTTGTTACAGTCGTCCGGTCGTCCTCATCGATTTTATTCGCTTTATGGATGGCGACCAACTCCTTTTTGTTTTTAGCGGCATTGATGGCGGCTACAAGCTTTTTCGAGCTCATGGCGTATTCTTTGCTAGAATCCCCACCGACGGGCTGTAGTCCTCCTTTGCGCTCGAGAACAAACGTTTTGATATTATTTGAATCGGCATGTGCACGGGCGGCGGCGATTGATTCAGGATAAAAAAATTGCCCGTCCTCTGTGGCTATCATTGCCGATTGCCCGGAATCCTTTAAAAAAAATGTTTTGTCGGCCAAGGCCTGTAATTCTTTTTTTGATTTCATAAGAATTAAAAATTAAGGTTGTATTAAAAATTAAGGTGTCTGGGCCTCTATCAAAGAAACTACCCCTCTGCCATCGGTTCGCGACTTGGTGGCCCCGAATCTGGAATCAGCACTTATAATATCGGACTTGAATACGGGATCGGCCTTAGCTTCGTACAATTTACCCTTTCCTGCGGAATATCTCACCAATCCGGAGTGGAAGAACACCGCCGCACTTGTTTCCTGAGCGGTCAAAGCGGCCCCAAAGGCAGCTTTTGCCAAGGCTGTATTATATAAAACATTGGCATTCAACGCCTCGTTATGTCGTGGCTCCATGAAATCGATTCCTAAAAGACGCCCGACAATACCCTCTTTTAATTTGGATTGATTCCCGGTCTTATCAAAATCAACAAACTCAGGGATTTTCAAAAGGTCGTCCCATTGTTCGGGGGTAATAAGGGCATACATTCGTCCTGGAATTCCGGCAAGGTTCATCCTATGGAACAATCTTTTTACGTTAATGACATCATTCTTAGTGATTGCAAGTACATTCCCAGCAAATCCGCCCGGAACAATGTTGGCACGGGCCGACCCGGTTGTTTCGACAATAAAATCGGTGTTGGCGGTTTCCTGGGCGTATGCGATAGCCGCAAAATTGGCTATATCCGTCGCAATAACGTCTTGATGTTCTTGGAAAATTTCTTTTCGCTTGTTATACGAAATAGTTTCCAAGTCAATCAACTGTAACGCGACCGGTTCAGTCCCGAAAGTTTCGACGTTATACGATTTTTTGTTGTTGATCCTCACAATAGGGGTCAAACTGGCCGCATTGTCCAAATTGGATTGACCCGCTTGGATAGCTCCAAAAGTCGAAGATACCGCGGTGCTCGCCTGGGGGATTTCTATGGTAGAAAACTGATCGGCACCGGAGTCGGATTTCCCTTTGCTCCAAAACGTATTGTCTGGAAATAAGTTTCTTTGAAATTCTCTAAGAAATTTCGATTTGATTACTTCTGCCATTATTGAAAATTTTTATGTTAGACTTGATTTTGGTCGTATTCTCGCCTAATCACAATTTTCAAACAGTATTAATCTTCCAAAACCTTATCGAGGTTGTTGGTATAAAATTCTTCAATTACTTTAAATTTCTCCGCGCCCACCTCATTTTTGTAAGCTTCTAAAGTACCGTCTACATCTGCCTCATGGTACGCTTTGGCCTTATTCACCAATTCATCTACTTTGGTTTTGTCACCGGCGCCCGTACCAAGGCTTTTGGTCACATCCACAAAAGTACCGTTCAAACTCTCACAAATGACCTTAAAACCGGCGAAATCCGCGGTTGCTTGATTAACGAGTTTTTCCGTATCCTCCTTTTTGAATTTACCGGCTTCGACCTGTTGGTCTACAAAAGTTTCAACCAAAAGTTTATTTGCAGTATCGGCATTGGTTTGCAAAACTTTGTTTTCGTCCTTCAATTTTTGAAGTTCGGTTTCTTTATTTTTAAAACCGGCGACTTTGTCCTCCGCGGTCGTGGCACGATCAGTGATTTTTTGAATCGCCTCGGCTTGCGCCGTTTCGCTCGCTTCGGGATTTAACCCGAGTTTTTTGTTTACTATACTCATGACTTTTGGGTTTTTATTTAAACTATTATTTTGTGAAATTACAATTTTTGCGCAAGCTTTCATTAATTGAACGTCCGACAAGTTCTGAACATCTACTTTATTGGTCGTTTCAAAAACCGAATCAATGATGCCTATTGCCTTCAATTCTTTGGCACTTCTCCGGGTTCCCTCTGACATAATTTGTTTAAGCTCCTTTTTGCTTGCGCCGGTGGATCCTTCTAAGGAGGTAAGGAGGGACGTTCTCATAAATGTTGCCTCGGTTTTTAACTTACCGTCCGGCAACTCATCTATTTTTATAAGGTTTCCGTCTTTATCCTCAAACATCGGTTCGTGAATCACCCCGGTCGTAATGTCCGCTGCGGTCCGTTTTCCCCTGTCCCCAAAGGCCAATATAATCCCGGCCATAGAGTCCACAACACCGATACCTCGCGTGGCAACACCGGTACCGGTCATTCTAAGTATGTTCATTGCATTAATGATTGAGAATCCCTCAAAAATTGAGCCCCCAACGCTGTTAATATTGATTTGAACCTCGCTAAATCCAAATTGGGACACCTGGACAATGTCCTGAGCGAACCGATTTCCGTCGATGTCCTTGCCTATAACACCAAATAATTGCATTTGCGCGGTGTTTTCCGCACTTGACACACTTACTAGGGACTTGATTTTCTTACCTTGATATTTCATGTATTCCCAAATTTAATTATTGATAAAATAACACCTTTTTTTATTATCAGTCTCTAGAGCTTTCTTTTAAATCGCTCCAAATGGTCGCCTTGCTTAAAAATAGGGACTCTGATAGGTCTTTTACCGCGTTGACGGTCTTACCTTCATAATTATTGATGAAGTCCTTAACATGCTCCCTACGAGCTTCTAATTTTCCCGCTGCTTTTTTCATTGTCCTTCGACTGTAAACACTATTCCACCCCCTGGCTTGGTAAATGGCTCGATATCGTTCAAATCTTTATCCTTAATCTCGATTTGGACGTCCGGGGTCCATGGCTCGACCGGTTGGACATCTGCATCCGGGGTCGGACATTCGAATAAAGTTGCGCCAAAGGCTAACGGCCAATCCCTTAAAACCCTATGTGTTAAAACCTGTTCGTCCCGTATCCGTTGGATATGGCCGACTAAATAATTTTCGGTAATACCGGAAAAATGAACCTTTCGGAAAACCAATTCCACTATTTGCATATGTGAAACCTCCGCGGCGTCGATTGCCGAGGACTCTATTTTTTTGTATATGATATGCAAATTGAATTCCGCGGTTGCCATTTGCTGCGGGGTTCCGCTGGATTGATTTTTGTCCGTTCCGGCTGTGGACGGCTCCCAAACTATAGGATTGTATTCGAAGAACACCGCCGGTTTGGGAAAAGACGTCCCGGCCTCTTGCATTTCCGGGGAGGTATTGTCGTTCCACCAATCAAAATGTTTGATTTCCGGAATCGTGGCAATCAAACCTTTGATAAACTGATATAGTAATTCCGTGGCTATCATATTCCAATCCTTTTAAGTTGTTGATCAATCAATCTCCGGGTTTTGGCCCTCAATACTCTCGAGTGGCCGATAAACTCCCGTTGAGGTATTTTCCCGGAGCCCTCATTATGGAATCCGGCGTATGGTATATGTATCACATTGACCACTATTTTTCTAGGCGTGATAGTACGGGCCTTTATATCTGACCTCATCGCGCCGGATCGTACCAAAATAGCGCGCCCCTGGTTTCTTTGCGCCTCCCTGGGCGTCCTTGCCGGTTTTCTGGGCTTCCACCCGGTCAGGGATTTATCCGTTTGGCCACCGCCTTTCCGGAAACCCGCGTTAAAATGGTTTACCGCCTCCTCAGCCACCAATTTGGGCATGATGCCCCGGAACCTCTTAAGCTGCCTTTTCATCTTTTTAAAACCGAAAGATCCTCGCTTTTCGATCATGATTCCCTTATTATAAATTGGCTGAGGTCGAATTCCCGATCCGACTCCAAAGTAAAATTTATCGTTACATTGCCGGCGCCGTTCCCTGGATCGAGATTAAAATCCGATAGGACCACATTATCAACCCCTAAAATAACGTTTAATATTTTGGATACAATTGGCACCGCCTCCGGAACATCTACGATTCCGATAAATTTCTCTAAGTCCTCTCTCGGAAATACCGGTGCCAATTCGCTAATGGACGCTTGGCCTTTGATTATATAGTCCCCGGTGTTGTTGTACTCCTTTACAGAGCCATTACGACCGGATACCATGGTCCTAACGATGTTCTTGGCCTGTTGTACCACATACCGGACGGATATTAGGCGTAATTCGGCATAATCCACCGTGACGCCCTCTAAAGTAAGATAACTCCCGGCGGGAAAAGTAATGTCGTCGAATATGGGCGTACCCAAAGGACTTAATCCTATGGGTTCTTCGAATTTCGCATCCGAGGCCGTTATCGGTAATTGATTTTTTGAACTTATTTTCATTTGTCTAAAAATTGTCGAATATCAGTATCCGTCGGAATAGTGAAACCAAAATTATTCTTTTGGGCCGTTTTAAACGGGGGCGGCACATCAAAATAAGGATGTGTATCAGGAAAAATCAATCCGGTCTTTCCTACGTTCGTCCCGAATATGGGGTCGGGGTTTGCGTCGAATTCCTTGGAGGTTACGTTCCCGGAGCTCAACCGCTCGACTATACACCGGCAATTGAAACCATTAGGGGGAAACCATTCGTCCCAAAAAGGACTATCGACCGGTTTAACGACTTGGTCAATTGCCCTATGTTCGTCCCTGACCCTATTGTCGCCTATTGTGGAATACCTCAGCAAAGGAAATATATCTTTGTCCTCCTGGATAGACTGCCACGCCTCAATGGCCTGTGATTGCCTAAATGCCGCCTGTTGTTCTGTTCTTAGAAATGCAATATTATATCGGGAATTTATTTTTAGGGCGGTATCAGCGAAAACCCCGAACGGGTTTAATTGTCCCTTGGAATCAAAAAGGGCTATTGATAACTCAAGGGTATTTTGAAACGTTTTAGACCCTGAGAAAAAACCGAGATTGGTTTTCGCTATAGTCGATAACCTGTTTCGCTCGGAGCCGCCCGGAAAGTCGGAGGGTAGGCCAAAAGCAACCATTAATTGTTCTACCAAGGCCATAAATGAAAAATTGAACAATCGATTTGGTAACCGGTCCGGAGCGGTTCGCCCTTCGAAAACGGAACGGATAAGACCGTCGTCCGCGTCGAATTCCGGTAGATTTATCTCCGGGTCCCTGGTGCCGATGTTCAATATTACATCTATCATAATTGGACTACCTCAAATATTACAGTTAAATTTTGCGCGACGTTTCCGGACTCGCGTATCCCTAATATGAAACTATTATTCGACAATATTCTAAAAACCACCCCGTTAAGATGGGTGTCCTCAAAATGAGTGGCGCCGCTCACTGATTTTAAAAAAGTCCTTACCAGATAATTAGTATCGGCCATGGCGTTATCTAAGATTACGGTAATAAAATCCGTTTGGCCTGTATTAGCGGTTTTTTCGGCAGAGGTTAAATCCCCCGTGACCGAGAAAAATGTCCCGATAGGATTCCCGTCCACTTGGAGGCCCGAAAAGCTACCCACGTTTATGACCGAGGTAACAATCGGCTTATTGAGAATGAAAGCGGGATCCGCGGCGTTGCCCTCAGTCCAATTGGATTGGACCCGTATATCCGCTTTTAAAAAGTTATTAAGGGTAAGACCGTCGACCGACAAGTCCCCCCCGGGTATTGATGCAACGTTTACGGCAATGGCCCTTTGTATCTCGGCGACATTGTTCGTTACGCCGCTCCGGAAAAGCCTGTCATACTCCGCGGATGTGCTATCGACCACCTTGGAAAACGAATATAGGTCCGTTCCAACTGTTCGCGGTACTACCTGGGCGTCCACTTGGAGGACTTCGCCGTCCAGAAATACCCATCCGGCCAAGAGGGTGACATTAACCCCGGCGCTAATAACAGCGCTTACCCCGGAGAGTATGACATCAACATTATTTGTCAGTCCGGATGCAATGGCCTCCATTCCTTCGCGGTTACTATTGGGCATTAAATCAAGTTCCGTTTGTGTTATTCCGATTTCCCCACCGGGAAAAGCTATTCTTTTATCCATAATTAAAATCTTTCAATTAAATATTCCTGTGGTGCTATAACATATAAATCAAGTAAGGCGCGGATTACCGCGTCCGAGGTCGGTACATCATTGGGTACATTGACTACAAACGATATGCCCTCTAAACTTGTCGGATCCGCTGCCTCGGCATTGGTGAAAAGCGTTATTGGGGCAAATATATTTTCCCCGTTCGTAAAAAGCATTATAGGGGACGGGTCAATTTCCCCGTTAAGGAAAATATCGATACCCTCGACAAAATTAGCGTTAAGGCAAGTAATGGTTATCCGTCGGAGGACGGGGTCAAATTTATCGTTCAATAGTGTCACGAGGCTTAAAACTTGTCCTGTATAGGCCAACCGGTCGCGAATGAATTCGCATAGTTCGACTAGATTGGAATTACTTTGATCCAAGGATTTAAATAATACCTCGGCAAAATTCATAAAGGATTCTTTGCGGGAACCGTCCTGTATGGAAAATTCCCAAAAATAGGGCAATAACAGCCGTAATTGACTTGTAAAATCAACCCCGAATTGCTCCTCACATGTTTTATCTAGGCTAGTTGGCATCGTAATAATTTAAGAGGTCCCTAAGTCTAAAAGGGGCGATAGGGTCCGATACTATATAACCGGCCCTCGCCAAATATTCATCGTTCAAACTGTTGATAACATCAATGAAAGACCCATCCGAGGGCCTTATTTGTACGTCCTCGGCAATTGGATTGATTACACCGTCGACCGCCTGTATGGTGTCAGTAAGGTCTGCTAAACGGAAAATAGAATTGAACCGGTCAGCTTGAAAAGTTTTCAACAATTCGGTAATTGCCACCTCAACGGGAAATACCGCGGGGTCTGTCAATAATTGTCCGGTCGCGGGGTCTATGACCGTCGCATCGACCCCGACGCGATACTGGATCCGTGCTATGTCGCCGGATTGGGAAATAAACGCTAAGGGTGTACATGCAAATCTTTTTTCATCCCAATAGGCTTTAAATGCCGTCAATTCGGTAGCTGTCAATGGCCGGGCCGTTAAATCCGGGTTGAAAGCGGCAATCTTAATTATTAAAAAGCCGTTTTCCTTATCCGCTGCGGCGAGCTTTACAATCTGCTTGGCAAGATCCACGACCAGATAAACTAAATTCCCGTTGATATATTGTAAAGAGTCGCCGAATTGAAATACCAATGATTCCGCGGCATACCATCGGGATATCCCTGTCTGTATTTCCGCCGCCCGATCCTCGACCTCATCGGCGAAGCTGACAAATGACTCCTCGTGCACGTTCGCGGCGGTCGCAAATGAATCCCTGAGATTTGGCCAAACACCGGTGTCCGAGGTCGTGGTTATCCCTGACAATGCCGCCCGTGATTGTTTATCCGCCTCCATTGCGGCGCTGATTGTTTCTATTGTACGCGCTGTAAATTTTCCCATTACTTCAAATTAAATAGTTTTTTAATTGTTTTGTCGGCCAAGCCTTTTCCGTACATGGATACGAGCTTTTTAAACATGGAGGTGTTTTTAACGTCGTTTGGCAAGTCGTCGTTGTTTAAATCATCATTGCCCGGATTTGTCTGTATTTCCACCTCGGCCACTTCAACGGGGATACCGATATGCTCGATAACATAGTCAATATCGACTTTGAAACCGGCACTTTTCAGTTTGCCCAAGAGCTCGACCAGTTGGGTTTTTGACAATATCTCGGAATCATCCCATTTAAAACGATGGTTTTCGGTTATGGCCATCCCTAGGCCGACCATTTTAGGTATTACCTGTTCGTTTATCCATTCGGCTATAATCCGTTGATAACTAACGATAAAAGCGTTCGTATTCCTTTCGTGCACCTCGCCCTGTGAACGGCTAGAGCCATCTTCCAAAACCATTGTAGAGCCAACAATCGCTTTACTCATACCCTTGTTGCACCACTCTAAAAAGTCTTTAAATGTTGAGCTATTCGCCGCGGCGACCCCATTATGAAAAGTGACTTCATCATCTTCGTGAATAACGGACCAAGCCGCCGCGGTCATGGTTTTCATTGCGGTAATTGCGTTTCCCATTCTTGTGCTATCAGCCAAATTAGTTTTCATAACACGGAAAGGAATCCCGAAAATCTCGTTGAACATGGCCCAGAATTGGATATTTTCCCGCTTCAATATAAAGAGCTTTGCGCATTTATTGAACTTACCGAGCTTGTATTGATCCAAAGGCAATTGTGGAAACATAAAGACGGTCCAGGGAAATATCGATTTATCGGCGAAAAGAATGTCCGGGCTATCGTTGTTGTCCTGGTAACGGATACCGGCGAGCAAAGGCAATATGTGACGACGTGGTATCAATTTTGTCCCCGAATAGGCCCCATTGGCAATACCGGTAAATTGAATCCCGTTAAACCCATGGAAAATGGTATCCAAGGCCATTGCAACGTATTGAGAAAACCAGGGCCGCGCAAAAAGAGCCGTCGCGTCGACATCTTCTGTTCCGTCCGGGCCGGTTATCAAAAACCCGTTTGAAATCATATTATTAAAAATGGTGTCGCCCAAAGCCGTGATATGCTCGTCAATTTCCATTTGTTCGTATAAATCGAGTAGATCCTCGCGGTCGTACCTTAACGGGTCGATTGCATCTTCATAGGCCGTTTGCCATTGACTTAAACTATACCTAACAACGTTTGCTATCTCCAAGGTCAGTTTTTGAAAGATATCGGCGCCAGGCGCAACCTTTTCGGTTTGATCACGTAATTGCTTTAACAGCAAATCAATTGCTTGGTAAGGGTTTTCTACCTTTTTATTTATCTGTGAAATGGCATCCATTATATTGCAGTATTACGATTAACAACGTCCTCTTGAACGCCGAAAGCTATATTATTACCTGTTTGATCCGTGCCGTCCGCAACGGCTGGAAGTAGTGGCGTCGTCGTCTGGACAATCCCCCTTTGAATATTCTTAAGATACCCAATAACCCCGCCGGTCTGCTTAACGTCGCCACCGTCGTAACGGATTTGCAACCAGTTAGGTATTTCCGAGCCGTTCAAACGGGTATAGTTCTCATAAAGGAGAATTATTATCCCAACAATTATCATTTTTGGATTTCGTTCGTCCTTTGGAATCCAAAAAGCGGTATTTGTGATCGCGGTGGACGGCGGTACGTCCTGGATGGCCGTATAATGTGCCTGGTCGGCCCCCGTCTGTACTATGACCCGGTCACCTAAATTGTATGTATTTGCAAGCACAAAAATAGGATAATCGAATTCCGCCGATACGTCGTACCTACTCCGCAAATAAGAGCTCATTTCTTCAACGGACGAGGGCTCCGCGCCTATCCATACCGTATCATCCGTATCAGTAAGTTTGTCAAGATCCGTCAAGGTGATTACGCTTTTAAAATCATTCTTAATTAAATACCCCATAACACAAAATTTAAACAAATATAATTAAATCCCGCCGCGAATAATCGTATTGGGTTGGGCAATATGATATTTTTGAGGGTCAGAAAACCGATTAATAAACCTCGTATACTCGCTATAGAAGCACTTTATAATAAAATATCGCTTCGTATCGCTAAGGTGACCATTTTTTTCATAGGATATTTGTGTAGTCGGGTCTTTTACCCGTTGTTTCAGTACCCCGCCGTCCTTGTCCTCCTTAGTTTCAATATAATCTGAAATGGATTCTTTACACGTTTCATTGATGGTAATGCCCAGACCAAAAATACCCCGTTCATAAATTTCGTTGATAAATTCCCCCGTCGAGGCCACCGGAGGCGCCTTTCTGAACATGCGCTTTTGAACGGTGTACCGTTTTCCTATCTGGTCGGTAAATTTGTCCAGAAAAGATTTTTTGTCGTCGTCGATAGTGTTCCTGGCCCTGGTAGTCGGATCTCCGTATATGTAGACCTTTGCCATGGAATAGCCTAGGCGCTTAAGATATCGCAAAACCTCACGTCCCGACGAGGTGGCGGTGTTTTTAGGATCCTTGGCGCAAATTTCATGGATCTGGTGAATGTCCCATCCCTCATCCGTCCGGAATATTTGCCATACCGTTATGGAAATATAGGGCCAAACGTTATTATCTACTGAAAGATGGATCACTTCTTCCATATCGGTCCGGAGCGGTCCTACGTGATCCTCTAGCTCGAAAGACTTCCAAAACTCGCCGCCGGTCTTTAATTGAACGTCCCAATTTCCCAAAACAAACACCTCATACGCATACCTCGAGAGCGTTTTAAGTGAGTTTTTGTAAGCCTCTGGAATATGGGGGTTATCAAATATTGTAGAGGGTATATATCGCATGTGAGCCGTTAGATTACCGGTTTTCCATGGTGTATAAACGAGTTCTTTGACAAATCCCTGGGTCGGATTGCAAGTTGCCATTATAAGCGGTGGGGGCTGTTCATTCGTCGGTATGCCTAAAATAATATGTGACCCGGCGCGCTCGATGGCCTTTTCGTAGCTGACTTTTTGGAGTTCGTTCATTTCTTCGAGCAAAAAGCCGTTTACCTCGAGTCCCTTCCATCGGTTGAGGTCTTTATCCTTGTCGTAATTTTCGGCAAAAAAGATGATTTGTGACCCGTTAAAAAATGTAACGGTCATGGTTTCCCCGTTGTAGGATTTTATAACATTGCTAGGCTTTATTTTGTTCCAAGCGGGTAAAGTGTTCCGCTTTAACGTCATTCCGTCTTTCCTGACAACGGCCCAACGTGACCCGGGATAGGCTAAGGAGAGTAATATAAGTGCACCCAATCCGGCAAAGGTCTTTCCGCCCCGTATTGCACCCCCATATAGAATAAAGGTGAATTGTGGGTCGAAAACCGCCTCGAGAAATTCATCTTGCTTGGGGAATGAATCGAATAATACGACCTCGTTCTCATTGTTCATTAGATTTGAGTTCTAGATCTGCGGTGGTATATATCTCATACTTGCCGTTCTCGTATGCAAAACCCCAAATCCCTTGCGGCCCACCAATATAAGCGAACCTCCGGGCTCCGGTGGATTCCGCGAATTTTTCGGCGTTGGGATCAGTCTTTTTCATAAAGGTTGTGGATATACATGATCGGGCCAAAAAATACCGCTAACAACGAAGTGACCGCGGCCTGGTAAACAGATCGGTTATTTTTTTGGGTTTCTTCATGAAATACCCATCCGGCCATAAAGACCCCGACCACCAAATAAATACATACAAAATAAACTATCATCCTATTTCGATTGTTTGCCCTCCGATTTTAAATACCTGTTTTGCGACCGATACCTCGACTTTGTTCTTAAGGCCGATTTCCGCGGACACTATGTTCGCATTATAGGCCCCTACCATTGCACCCTCAAGTTTTTGAGTCCTTATTATATTGCCTACGCGCGTAATGACCTCCGAAAACTCATCATAAGGACGTTTCCCGGCGTCGTTTTTCTTATTGGCTTTATAGTCCTCTAGTTTTGCAATAACGCCCTTAGAGCAAAGGTATTCGTCAAATCCGCCCCAAAGATAGGGGCGCGAGGTAGGGACTTCGCACTTTTCGTTAAATGGGCCTTTAAATTCTATTTTTACCCATGGGGTTTCACAACAATCCTGAAAATAATCGCAAGCATGTTCCCAAAGCTCTTGGGGGGATTTAAGTTTCTTTGGGCGCCCCCCTGGACCGTTCTTTTTCTGTTCCTTCCAGTAATCCCCGTGGGAATATATGTCCTCTCCTTCTTCAAATATATTGGGTGTATGTCGCCGTTTCATTTCGAAATATGAATATTAATTATTGTTGCCCCCTAAAATGCTGAAATGTTTCATCTAAATCCGTGTATCCGTCACCATCTTCATCACCATTCGGGTCATTAGTTGTGGTAATATTGCCCCATATAGCAATTTCGGCAACATCCCACATTTTATCCGCATCCGCATCCGTGAAAACGGTTCCCGCGGTCAATGTTGGTAAGCCTGTGGTCTGGGACTCCATAGTCACGAAGGCCCCGGTAGTGCCATTCACAACGTCCGCTATCATGTGAGCGTCCAAAGCGTCGACCCCTTCCATTCTCGCGCGCGCTCCCGAAAAGGTCAGTACGCTATCCTGTACGACCGCATTTGCCAGTGCAATATATCCAGAACTAAGAACCGGCGTTGAGCTTTCCGCCTGATCATTGTATCGACCGCCGACCCCGTCCGCGTCCCCGCCGTTGAACGTATTATCGTCAACAAACCAATTCGTCCCTGCCCCGCTGTTGATGTCCGGGTCACAATTATTTAGACACCCTTGTAGCTTAATGACTTCTAAAGCTGTTGACGGGCCATCCAAATAAATATTCCCTATAATATCATGAGTATTCAGCACCGTTGGATGGGTGCCAAATTCAAAATTATAGACAACGTTATTAGCAAACTCGAATGAGCTTGTCTCGGTCGATGGATGAATGTTTCTATCTTGTTGGTTTGCAAAAAGATTTCTTAGAAAAGAAAACTTAGTGGTTTCATGAAACATTAACATTCCCTTGTCGTTAAAACTTTCTGATATTATTGAATTCGATATCGTAACTCTGGTAATGCCGTCATTACCACGACCGCCGCCAGCCCCGAAATTTTCATCCGCCCCCCAACTAAAAGTGCATTGGTCAAATATGAAATCAGACATTATACCGTTAGTGTTGGTTTGGTTAAGCCGTAAAGCGTCGTCGGAGGACGTATCGCCCCCCCGGAATCTAATTTCAGTAATTATTACATTGCTACAATCATTAAACTGTACCGATTTACCATAAATAGCAATTCCATCACCGGGAGCAGTTTCCCCGGCTATGGTTAGATTTCCTTCGGTAACGACTATAGGCGATAATAGTGTGATCGTTCCCCCTGTAGTGGCGAAAACAACGGTTCGATCCCCCACGGTTGTAAGCGCTGTTCTAAAGCTCCCGGATCCGCTATCGTTTAAATTGGTAACCTCAAGAACAACACCGCCGCGCCCGCCCGTAGCGTTCTTGCCATGACCCTCAGCGCCCGGAAAGGCCAAAAGCTCAACCGGTGGATTTGGCGTTATAGATGTAGTATCTTGAGCCGCAACAACTCCTATAAATATACTTTGCGCCGAAATTGAACCGGCCAACAAAAAAGCTAATACTAATAGTGCTTTTCTCATTTTAGGGATTAATAGTTATTACTATGTCATCGAAACCAAATTGATCCCCCGCATCGGAAGAAGTTGTGCCAACAACCCTCATTAAAGGGTCGTCCTGTGTGGCCACGCCATTAAAAGTGTGCTCAGTATATGACCCTATGGACGATATACTCGGGAAATCATCTGCGACAAACCCATCTGCAATCCTAAGTCCGGCCTGCCAATTTGTACCCACTATTTCTTGGAGATAGACAACAACGGTAATATCGTCCCCATTTTTCACACCTGTGAGCTCTATAAATCCAATCGTATTGGCATTCACGCCATTATTATGCTCGTAGACTAAAGAGACGGCCCCATCTTGCGGACTTGGAGAGCTCGAAACAGAAGCCCAAAACCCCGGAAATGAACCATCGAAAGACGTTCCGTTCGTACCATTTATTTCATTAATTGGATCCGCTGCATTATCGCCTTGATAGACCGGAATGATATAACTTTCCGAGGCTCCCAAAAATTTCCAATTACTCCCGTTTTTAGCTGCGGTGGAAAATCTAAGCAAGAGGGCGTCCCCTATACCTGTAGTCCTTAAGGTGCTGCCTGAAATCCAATCCGGGAAATTAAACTCTATTACCCCGACCCCCGTTTGCTGAAATGAAAAGTTATCGCCATCCGAATAGCTGCCCGTTGGGGTTGATATTACAATCCTTGCCGCGTTATTCATTTCCTTTATTTTGAACAAATCCGTGGCAACGGGCGTATAAGTCGTCGCGGTGATTTCTTCATCTGTGATTATTTTCTCGGCCTTTTTCTCTACTTCATCAAAAAAAGCATTCTTTGTCAAAGTCTCTAAATTACCATCCCACCCCACCGCAAAAGGGTCGTCGGGAACCCTCAACGGACTTTCTGAGGCCGTATATCCCACCCCTCCGGGCAAAGCCTCAAAAGCATTAAGATATAGCGCATCATCATTATTTCCGCCCAATCTTGCAATCTCGGTTCCTTCCTGCCTAAACGATAGCTCTCCGGCGGATGAGGTATTGATTATCCTTGGTATGGCTGTGATAGTTTGGTCTGCCCCGGCGAGTACATCGCTTGTAAATGCAACTATTCCGTTTGCATCTTTAAGTGTATATTGCCTAACTGCTGTATTGGTTTGAACAAAAGCAGCCCCGGCGTTCGCTGCTTGGGTTTTGTGTTTCCAGTTCAAATTTCCGTCCCGCATCCAAAGAAAGTCCCTGTTATTATCAAGTACGGGGAAAAAATCCAAAGTTGTTTGTTCCCAACCTATTGGGGTTGGTCTTGTGTCGGTCCTTTCGTCTAAAAGTAAACTGGTTTCAAAATTTTGTTGATTTACCCATGTTTTTACGCCCGAAACTGTTTGGGCGGTAGTCAAATCAACAAAATTACCGGCGGCGGCGTCGGATTGCGCCCAAATTACCGCGGCCTCGGCATTATCATCGATTAGGGTTCCGGAGTCGTCAACCGTTACCGGAATAGTCCACCATCCCGTATTGTCCGTCGGTGTTCCGGAAATAGTCCCTAACAAAAATTTGTCCCCGGTATTTCTTTGTTGAAAATACAAGATATCGCCGGTTTTGAAAATCCCTAAAATATTGTCTATAACGGCCCCGTTATTGGTTGTCGAGCTCAAATATATTTCTGTCACGGATGCCGGAGTGCTGTTGTTGAATCTCATGTTTTTAGCGCCGGGATCCGCCGTGATAGTAATCGTGCTGAATTTCCATGAGCTTTGCAGGGATGTTCCCCCGCCGAGATAATTGGCATCCCCAAAGGCTTTGGTCAGTATATCATTCGGGTTTGCGGGTGTTCCGCTGTTATTGAAGATATACAAATCATTTGAAGCCCCTAAAAATGTCGCCGTTGTCCCTACCGCCAAGTGATCACCGGAAATATTAACAAAATTCCAAAAAGCCCCGCCGCCTTGTTTTTCTAATGAGAATCGTATAAAGTTCCCGACAAGCCAAGGATTGCCCCCGTCCCCGAATCTGGAATTATCATCTATTGGCAAAATATCATTAACGTTTGTCAAGTTATTATTGTTCATGTTGAAGCTTGCGGCCATGGGTATGGTGCCGTCAGATTTCAAGTCGCCCAAACCCTGGATAACCCCAGACAAAGGAATCTGTTTTATTTTGTTCCCGTCGCTTATGTCCCGAATAAGGATTTGAGCGGTCGGAGATACCACTCCAAGGTTCACAATCTCGAGTTTTACCTCGGTACTGTGTTTATAAGTTTGTCCAATGGCAAAAAATCCAATGGCAAAAAATAAGACAAATAATAGGTGTTTTTTCATCATTTTTATTTTAGAATTCAGTAGAGTCCAACACATTATAAGAGGCTATATCCCCAGGGGATCCGGCAACATATATGGCTAGTTTAATAAAAAGCGTTGAGGTAAACCACCCTGCAATGGCGTCCCCTGGCTCCAATATATTTATATCGGGGTTGCCGATAGCCTTGAAAACCTGTAAAGTGCTTTCCTGGACCACCCGGGCCAATGTAAATAATTTGGCCTCATTGTCATTAATGGATTTACCGCCAACCCTTAACGGGTCACCCAATCCGGTATTAGCCGCCGGAGATAAATCTATCGGAACCAATGTTGTTAAAACTAGTATTAGCATAATAATAAATTAAACGTTAGGATTATTGTCAAAAGTTATATCGGTACGGTCCCATGTGATATTGGTTGAGTCGAATGTCAGCGGTTCACTGCCTAAAGATACAATTGCCCCGTTTTGCACTATAAGGCCGCTAAGGGAAAAAAAGTTTTTCGTTTCTGCATTTCCCAATCCGTCGTTATTGACCTGTAACACGTCTCCCGCTTCCAAAGGAGTGGACCAAGTCAGGTTGTTGTCCCTAATTACCTTACTAACAAAATTCAGGTCGCCGAAATGCTGTAAAGTGATATCAAATATATTTTGCCTGGCCCTCACTATAATTTCCATACTCCAAATATAATTATTACATTCTTACCTTGGTCGATTTTATGGAAAGCTCTTGATTTCCGTCCTGGTCGGTATCTATTTCCAACGTAGTGACTTTATACCCGTCCCGGTCGTGTTCCTGTCTTATGGCCTTGGCCAATGCCCGACCGCTACTATCCGGGGCATTCATAAAATTTAATATGCCGACGCCCAATACCGGAGCGGTTCTAAATTGTCCTTTTTGGGCGAAAGTAATATACATGCTGTTGTTATCGTCCGAGGGGCCAATGAAAATATCACCGCCCCGTATCTCAAGATCCAACTCTATTAAAATATCATTTTGTATCATAATCAATGGGTTATGTCCGTATCCTCATAATCATCTTTATTAAAGACCACGGCGTCCGTTGGGTTTGTTATGGTAGTGCCAGAACTACCGGCGCCGGTAGTTACCCCGGTGTGTACGTGTGTCCGGAAATTCTGAATAAAATCGTTTACGGTATCCCGGAGCTCATTGAGCTTGGCGGTTAAATCGACTATTTTAATAAGCCCCCCGAACGTGCCACTATTAAAAATAGTCTGGATGGCATTTATACGGATATCATCGGAGTCGATATCGATATCGGTCGCGGTGATATCCACGGACTCGCCGGTCATTGAAATGGATCCCGCCTCTTCAACATGTATACATACGCCAGTAACCGAGCTCATGAAGCCCACAACGACGAAACTACCCTCTACCGGTATGATTACCATTGAGCCCCCCGTTGAGGTGGCAATAGCCTTTAAAAGGACTTTTTCGATCACCGCGGTTTCGTCGTTTGGCGTCAAAGTGAAAGTAAAATCGCTTAGATCCACATTCGAGGCGGCGCCCACTTTGAGGTATATCTCCTCTTTTTGGAGACTCAGCGCGACGGACTTTCCTAAAAGTTCTCTTATCGTTTCCACGAGGCAAAGGTAAAAAAAAAGTCTGGGAGAGTATTATTTAAGGAATCGACCATTGTACGCCTAACTTGTCGTGTTTTTGGTGGCAAATACGGCAAAGCATTTTAAAGTTATTTACCCAATCCCATGATAATTCGGCACATGAATTTTTTTGACACCAATTAACGGACTTTGTATGTGAGCAATCAATCGGGACGCCGGTTGACTCGTTTCGGTCGCACTCCTCACAATGGACATAACCATCGTTATCGATCATGTCCTGGATCTTCTTTTTTTTTGCCTCCCGAACTCGGAAATCAAGTGTTGATTTGTTTATGCGGGTGCCATCGCTACATATAAAAGAATTCATACCATTGTTATAAGAGCAACAATAAAATCAATAACATTTGAAGCCGGGACGGTTGCCTATTGTGAATCACAAAATTCCAAATAACATACAAAAATATTACAGACCCCAAGACATAACGACAAACCTTGACGACCAAATTAAATAATTCCATATTATGTAAGGCTTAAGTTATCCGTCACGAACATATACAGCGGGGTCACCCATTTATCGGGCAAACCCTTTTTTTTCTGTAGTACTTTGTGAAGTGTTGTAGGTGGACATCCGATCGCGACCTCTAGTCCGGATATGGACAAAACGGATTTGTTTTCTTCCAACCATTTGATTAATTCCGATTTTTCCATGTGATAGTTTTGTTTATAAAGTCCAAATATACGGGCTTTTGCGGAGTAATCAACAATTAATTGCCAAACAAGAGCTTATTTGCCATATATAGCCGACAAGTCCCGAGGCAATTTATTAGGCTCCGGGCCGACCATAATAAACGGGGGATGGGGAATTTCCCCACCGTGCCACCTCCATAAATGCAATACATTCGGATGGTTGTCGACATATTCGGAATGCGGTGGATGGATCTGAATGACCCGGGCCTCTGGCTCCCAAAAGATATCCTTTATGTAGGACATCATATCCCATGATGGTGTTTTACCCGTTCCTTTATCTATGATGTGACAGGAAACATGGTCCCAACCAAACCCACATGAAGCGAGACAACAAATTTGTATATTCTTTTTTTTGCTCAAATTCCAAGAAAAATATCCATTGTTCGTGTGTTTTCCGGATGGAAATCCCTCCAGGGGGGCTATCCTGAATTGTTCCGGAACCCGGAATTTATCCTTTTTTATTGTTTCGCCATCGGCGCCGACTAAATTCATAATTGTAGTTTAAGATTAATTTTGCATTGCTTTTTCCTGGGATATGGTCGTATTTAGACAATTGAAGGCAATACTACAATTATTGACCTCTCCCTCATCAAAAGGAATCCCGCAAATGGTACAACATAGATTTTTATCCAGATTTTGCATTGTTGTATGATTTATTAAGGTTTGTTAATTGCTCCAAGCTTAGATTTTTGTGCATGGACTCCAAAATACGGGCCTTGGATAGATCCGTTTCCGAGAGCGTTTTTATCACTAGGTATCCTCTACCCCTTAAAATCGATTTAAGGTACTTAGAGGGCATTTGTGCAGATGATATTATCATGATTTGATAGTTTAGAATGGGCATTCGTCATCGTAATCTTTGGGTTTTGAGAAATCCGGGCCGTTAAATCGATTTCCTTTTCTTGAATTCTGAAAGCATGTCAATATTTGCATGTTCCAAATATGGTAACCATGGGCATTACACCGCCTATCTATGGTCATATTCCGCCCTCGGTTTCCCTTTTTAATTATATAATTATTCCTTTGGCAAAATCCCCGAAACTCCTCAAGGGTTACAAAAAACGGGATTCCCCTCTTTTTTGCGTTGCCCTTAAAACCGTTGTACCGGCAATAGACCGGGTCTATATCCCGACGTTTACGCCGGTAATGCTTATGGCAAAGACCGCCAAGTTTTGAAACAGGGAGGTTTTTACATGAGTATGCGCAACAATAGCGCCCCTCTTTTTTCTTTGCCTTGGAAATCTGCATCGGTCAAAGTTAATCATCTATACCGCCCGGAATCAATTCGCTCTTGAGGGTGGACGGGCGTACCGGTTGCATGTCCGCGTCCCCCACATGCTGTTTAAAATAGATTTTCCGGGACTTAATGACGCGCTCAATGTCCTCTTTTGACAAGGAAAAACAATAGGTCAATGTTTTCTCCTCGGCGTCGCCAAAGGCCGGGACCGATATAAACTCCTCTTGAAATTCGGCAACAATTACGTTTGATTCTGTGAAATCAGTTACATGCATTTTTATTGGTTTTAGGTGTTAATAAGTTATTTTTCCGTGGGCTGAATAGGTTGATTTTTGTGTTTTTTGTAAAAATCGTCTAGGGCAAGTATAATTGCGGATTCAATGTTTTCTCCCATAAATAGACTATGCCTCGATATTCGTACCATATAAAGACTATTAAACCGCCCTCTCATTCCCATGGTTACAAAATAAACCGCCCTACCATCTTTAAAATGTTGACTGCAAACGTGCTGCATTTCCTTGATCAAATCACGATTAGGTATGTGCGCCAGCGCGCCACACGCTTTTAAATGACTATAAGAATAAAACGTTGTTGTACCGGAAAAGCGGTCTTTCATTATTTTTTCAAGCTCTATCGTTGCGCCTTGCCTAGATAATATTTCACGGACGCGCCCGAACTTAAAGAGGAGTTTGTCCCCTTTTTTTAATTTGTAAAATTCATCCTTTGTCATTTTGTATGTATTTAAATTCATTCGTCTGGTCTTTCAGCAACGCAAACGTAATCTTGTACAGTGCTGCTGTGGCATAATTTACAATGATTTATTGAGGGCATCGCCAAATGAGAATTAAACCAATCTATCAAATACCGCCAATTTTCAAAATCAGTTTTATTATCATCCTTGGATATTCTCCATTTTTCGAGCTTTCCGCACTTTCTACATTTAGTTTCATAATCCATTTCAAATTTTCTCATCTTCTATATATGTAAATTCAAAAGGTAATATTACCACGCGCTCAAATTCGATATCCCCGGCCACACGCTTTATTTTAGCTTGACAAATCACGGAATTTCGCCGGAGGTGTTTTTCTAAATTATTAGGCTTCAAAGTATCGCAGACCTCATCTTTTTTGAATCCCCATTGATAAAGCGAGCTTACATCTATCAATTTTACTTGTTTGGGATAGGTTTTAGGTGGGTCTATGCAATTTTTTACCTTCTTAAGGTCCTCATGGCTCATAACGTTCAAAAAGTCCGTTACGCCGTATTGTTTTGCCATAATCCCGCATTTTTCACAGGTCCACCAAAAGAATAGACCTCCCTTGTCCTCGGATTGAAAATTATTTACCCGGGACAATTGATGTGTATTTTGCTTTAAATCGATTGTTTTCATAGGTTTTCGAATTTACTTATCAATGGCACGGTCAACATAATCCGGTGCTGCATCATGGTTTTGCCTATTGTCCGGCCCCCGTAGGTGTTCATTTTCTTTTCGGCTGTCTCAAGGTACTCCCTGAGCGCGTCCGCTATTATAGCGGTGTCCTTGTCGGAAAGTTCAATCAGTTTCATTCGTCAATTTGTTTATCGCATTCCTGGCATAATAAAATATCCTCGTAATAAGGTAATGGGCGTTTGCATTTACATTTTTGAAAAATGCGCCCTTTACCCGCAACATAGCCTATTTTAAGGGCCATAATCAATAGAATCAATATGATTATCGACATTGTCCAGTAGAAATTTTCGTGTAGATATTCCATTTTAAAAAAGTGGATTAGTTATTTTTCGGCTTTGTGTTTCAATGTTCTCGTAAATTTTTTCCTGGGCATGGTCACCGGCAAACCGGACGGCTGTCTCAAAATCCATTACCGCGAACAGGTATTTGTAATAATCCGGCTCATAAACCGCTACCGACATCGAGTAGGGGGAATACATCGGTTCTGGTACTAGGCGCCAACGGCATCCTGTTGCGCAAACGCCCCAAAGGAATTCTTTATCTATGGACGGGATTTTGCCCTCTACCTTGTCCACATGGTATATCGATACAAAGTGTTTGTATTCTAAAAATTCATTGACCAAGGTTTCTGTCAGTATACGGGTACGGATCCAGGGATGAAAATCCCTTTCCACCACATCCGATTGTAGCCCGATACAGTCCTCTGAGAAAAAAGCAACCTTGTTCCAGGGGATTTGATTACTGGATTCCACTATTATATCAACGCCCGAGGTAAATATTTTATTTCCTTCGACAAGGTGTTCGGTGCCTCCGTGCAATTCATGTATTTCGGCGAACCGTGCAAGAAATTGACCCCTCCTTTCTGGTGAGAACACAAAATAAAAACAAGGGGTGGCGCCAACGGCAACTTTAATCCCGTGATAGGCCATTTCATTACGCATATAAGTGTTCAATATTTTTTCAATAGTCAAGTAGGGCGAATTATATTCTATTTGAAACAACATGATTTTTAGTATTAATGTCCAAATATAAGGACTTTTTAATTAAGATATGAAGCTTTTTTTTGGATTATTTGCGGCGACCCCTCCGGGGTATTGTTGATATAAACCAGGGGGCGGCGCAAATTATTGAACTCTTGGATTACCTCCTTGAGGTGGATACAAGGCCCGACTCGTAATGTTCTTTAAAGCCCGGGTAACCGTATAGGTAAGGGTCATAGAGCTCCCCTTGTTTTAAAAGAGTCCCGCCCTTTCCTATGCCAACATGCATGAAGTCCGAGAAAATATATAGCTTTGGTAATTTCTTTCCGACGTATTGGCTTAAAGGAAATTCAAACGAGGCGGTGACCTCATCGAAATGGACCAGAAAATCCGGTAAATCATTCCGATCGGTTGAACGGGGCATCGACACCAATCCAATAGGGACGGCATCCAGACCGAAATCACAGTCCCAACCGCTGTTATTTAATTCGGACTTGAGCCTCTTGCAGCTTACATAGTCTACTACGTAGAGGTATTTGTTTACTATATCCTGAATTCTTACAGGCAAGAGCTCGTAATGTTCGAAATAATCGGTGATTGGCTTTTCCATGATATTGATATTTAAAGTTTGATGAGGTAAATATACAAATATTTTACATAAGTCCTAATTTTTATACTTTTATTTAGAAATTCTTAGATATTATCTTTCCTAAATACAGTTTGTAATACCTTACATTGTATTGCGCGCCCCATTCTGTACGACCTGTACCATATCCAAAAGAAATGAGCTCAACAACCATTTGACGACGGTTCTTAGCATATCCATGGGAAAAAGTAACAGTATCCCGGCCTGGAACAAACTTATTAAAACGAACAGACCAATATTTATTACTATTCCGATACTCCTCTTTTTTTTCTCCGGTCGCTATCATATCAAACCACTTTGATTTTAAGTTGAGGTGTAGCGTTTTCATGGAAACAATGTATTTGCAAGTTCGTGATCAACTTGTTTTTCGAGCGCTTTTGATTCCGTCAACAACCTATCTTTACGCCCATACGGTATCCTGGGCGCTTTGTAATACTTGTTTTGAGCGACCCGCATATTACGGACCACCTCTCTAAATTCATCGTTATCCATATTCTTTGTGATTTTAATTATTTGACCATTGTTGAGCAATTGCCCGAGCTATGCCCGGATAAGTTTTGCTCCTTAGTTTTTGCCGGTCCTTCGATGGAGCCATTTTCCAAACTTTAGGATCTCGGCCATGAACTATATCCGTCGGCTTTAACAATGGAAGTCCTTTAATCCATAGCCAAGTTTCCTTGGTTTCCCCGTGGCCAAATTGCCAAGGATGGATTACTTGACTTTTTTTTCCAATGTATTTTTGCATAATTGTTTTAGGTTGCTCTAAAACAACTTTATCACAAACCGAACACGCATAATCCCACGAGTCTTTACATAATTTTGCGCCCTCCAATCTTAATGGACTGTTCCAATACCACCTATTACCACATATCGCGGTATATGTACACGGCGCATGTAATATTATCAAATCCCAAACCCTTAATCTCAAGGCTCTGAAAATGTCCATTTGTAAATGATATTCCGGGTGACCTCCCGAACATTTTTCCAAATCACAACTATATGCCTCGTGACCTCTTTTTCTGAATTGGTTGGCAATGGCTTGGCTTTCTTCAAATCCGATAAGTATTTTCATGCTGTTTTTATGTGATTTTCTACGATTATATGAACCAAAAGAGATATATAATATACCATTGACGACCGGCACCGGTAATCCAGGAATCCACCGTATGCCAATTGCTTGACTGTAGAGCTAGCCCGTATAGGGTGGCGCCACTCGTCAGCCGTTTCCATGGCCTGAATCAATTTTGTTTCCGAATAGAGCTCCGGGACGCCTTGTTTACGCAACAGTACCTTTGTCTCGAATTGGATTTCGGGGTCGATGGTTTTGTACATTAGTATTTTAATAAAACTCGCTTTTCCTTTTTTCCGAGGCCGTTTTGTTCTTGGCTTGCCTTGATTTACAGGGATATCCCGTTATTAGATTTCTTCCCTTATTTTTCTTTGTCCAATCTGGGGCTATTATGATAATATCATTTTTCATAAGGTTAATGTTTTGGTTTTCCATGACTCGATTTTTCACTGATAAATTGAATTATGCGCTTCGTATTTCGTGAAACGTTCAAATTGTCTTGCAGGGCCTTATCTTCCAAATGGGCCGTTTGGCTCTCTTGGGCGGCGGTTTCACATCTTTCGTTGAAATACTCCCTGAAAAATGAAACTATCTTGGATATGCTCAAGGACTCATAAAACTCGCCGTATTCACCATTGATAATCCGGCGGCTCAAGAAAGTAAGATCGGTAATCTTAAGACAATAGAACTCCTCGCAAATCTCAAAGGCGGCTAATTCGATTTGCTCCTCGGTCAAGGGACGTTTTAAACTTAGCATCCTATTCAAGGACACTAACCACGCCGTCAACCACCCCTCGGCAAACTCTCTGCCATGCTCTCGCTGTATCCGTGCCAGTGTGCCGGAATCCGCATTCAGGGCCATAGAGGTCGTCTTAATGGCTCTGTGCGCTTTTATACTCTTGGCCAGGGTGTAATTTAGCAAATAATCGTCGCTTGAAATCGTCGCTATACTGTGGCTCCCTTTGTCCGTGGGTTGTAGTTCTTCCATTTGAATTTGCTTTGATCAATAATTGTGATACCTGTTTTCTTAATTTGGTCGTTGATAATATATTCCCCTTCCAAAATTCGTCTTTTTGTAGAAACTTGTACAGATCGCCCATTTGCCGGTGAGAAAGGAGATCCACGTCGTACATTAGCCGGATCGGGTCTATGAACGGTTTAAACCTGACCTTTTCCAATTGCGCCGTGATACTGCCCCGCTCGATGAGGTTTTTTTCGAATACCCCGTAAAATGCCGCGGCGGTATCATACCATTTTTTTTCATCCTTCGAAAATAATCCCACCTCAACGGCCCGGACATCTTTAAAATACTTTTTTTCCTGAGATTTGAAAACTGAGACATCTTCTTCTTTTGGTTGAGAATCCGTAGGATTATCAATTTTATCTTTATTGCTGTCTAAATCAGTATTACTAATATTCTCTTTATTACTAATAGGTGGCACATTTTGCTGTTTGCGGTTTTTGCAGGGTGCAGAATCCGCATTCAGTACAATGTGCTCAATGCCCTTTTTGCCACTAGGCGATAAACAAAGGGTGTACAATCCTTTTCCTTCGTTGGTTTTGGTATATTTTAGCCATCCTTTTTCTTTTAACTGCTTTGTGGCCGACCCGACCGAACGGGCTCCCTCTCCCAATTGCGCGGCCATTGATTTTAAAGTAAAGTTCCATCCCTCGGGCTTGGATGCCATGAATACGTATATCATACGCGCCCGGAGGCTGATTTCATGGTCGTTGATCAATTCATTGGGTACCTGGGTAAAAGGAATATGCTCCTTTGATAGAAAGTTTTTCATTGATAGAAAGTTTGAATAAAAAAAAGCACCGCCGCCGGGGTCGTGGTCCCTTTGGCAATGCTTTGTTGATAAATTCCGTTTAATGGCCACGACTCCATGGTTCAAATATACTGATTATGTGAATACTCCGATCAGTGCAATGATAAAAATTATCAGCAATGCTATTTTAACCTGTTTTCTGAATTTGTAAAAGTCCTCGATTTTGTATTCTTTCATGATTTATTATATATTAAATTAGCTTTCTTTATCGCTTGCGTTCTGGCTTCATGGCGGGTTTTGTGAAGGTTAAACACCTCATATTTCCCCCCGCTGCTTGCAATACATACCCCATAACTCCACCCATTATAATAATTTGGCTCTATCTCTATGTTTATACCAACACTATCGAGCCAATCCACATATACGCCCCATTGCATTGAAGGATGAAAGGCATAAAATCCATTAGGCACAGTTAAGGGCATTGTATAGTTTGTCTGTTCTGCGTATTGGATATACCACTTTTCAAATTCAATTTTTGCTTTTCCTGTCAGCATAATATATATTTGTTAATTAGTAATGTCCATGTTTGCGCAATGTTCACAGAAATGAACAATTATAGCCTGGTCTATTTCGTCAATACTGGTTCTGGGTATTTCCTCTTTTCCACTTTCATACGGCTCTGCATCTGGCTCCAAATAAATTGTGCCGGACATTAACATTGTTTGCATTCCGCAATTTCCGCAATAATGTGCCATAATATCTACAAGTTCCGAGTTAAACGTTCCGCCTGTTCGTCCGATAATTGCCGTATGGTAATTTTACCGCTCATATCAATTCCAAAAGGATCTTGGTTCTTATATAGATTACCCTCATTGTCCATAAAACAATGTTTTGGAATAGGGTACATTTGACCTCCTGTTTCTTGGTTGATCATTTCCCAATGTGAATGATCGCCATTATCTGTAAATCTTTGTACTACTATTGGTTCTTCCATTGTCTTTAAAAATTACTGTTTAAAAAAAAGGGGCTTCTTTCCTAACTTTTATATAGTGCCGAATTTTTGTTGTTAGTTTCCGCCCCCATTAATAATTACCTAGTTGTTCGAATCTCTGCCATCAATAGGCGGACATTCTGTTCCCGGGGGGCTACAAACTCCATCAACATCTAAGGTTCCGGTAACTTCTTTCTCTCCTTCACAAGATACTGCAATGGTTGATACTGCAAATACTGCCATTAAAAAATAAAGTACTCTTTTCATAATTAAATAA